AGGAACAGTACTTGCTACTGATAAATCAAGCGGAACTTCTGGAGGAAACAACGGTCCATTTTCTGCTCACGGAACTGGAGCAAAATTAGTAAACGGGATGTATGTTACTTATACTGTAGGTGACTTTGATCAGATAGTAGTTTTTTACGCTGGATAGGAGTTTAAATGGCGAATACAACATCCGATTCTTACTCGTTTGATCAGAATTTTTCTATTGATGAAATAATTGCTGATGCATATGAAAGAATAGGCTTGGTTGGAACTGCAGGTCATCAAATAAAAACTGCAAGAAGATCATTAAATATTCTTTTTCAAGAATGGGGTAACAGAGGAATACATTTTTGGGAAGTTGGAAATACCAATGTAAATTTAGTAGAAGGGTCTACTACTAACATTGATGCAACGGCTGAAGGTTCTGGTGTTTATACTTTTTACAGGAATTCAACAGATGTTCCTGGAGGAGGTGAACCACCACAAGCTACAACTGTCCCTACTGCAAACGTTTATGGTATTTCAGATATTTTAAATGTTACTTTTAGACAAAATTACAATACTACAAATCAATCAGATATTGGTTTAACAAAAGTTGCAAGAGATTCGTATTCTGCAACAGCAAACAAAACATCAAAAGGAACTCCCTCACAATTCTGGGTTCAAAGATTTATAGATAAAGTTACAATAACTATTTATCCTTTACCAAACGCCACAGCTGCAAGTAATTTTTTAAATGTTTATTATGTAAAAAGAATTCAAGATGCAGGTGCATACACAAATGCAAGTGACTCACCTTTTAGATTTGTGCCATGTATGGTTTCAGGGTTAGCTTATTATTTAGCTATGAAATTTGCACCACAAAGAGTGCAAGAAACAAAATTAATTTATGAAGATGAATTAGCAAGAGCATTAGCGGAGGATGGATCAGCGGCTAGTACGTACATTACACCGAAAACCTATTATCCAAATGTATAATGGCACGATTTTCAAAAGGAAGAAGAGCACTAGCAATATCAGATAGATCTGGTGCAGCATTTCCATATGATGAAATGGTTAAAGAATGGACTGGTGCTTTAGTACATATTTCTGAGTTCGAACCTAAACAACCTCAACTACAACCACATCCTGTAGGCGCAGATCCTCAAGCATTAAAAAATGCCAGACCTGCAAGAACTGAATTTCCTGTAGAAAACATATTACCTAACAATCCATTTACAACCACTGCTGCATCTGGAACTTTAAGTGTATCTTATCCATTTAATCAAATAAGTTATGGAACTTCTTACGTTAGATTTAGAGATGTAAAAAAACCTGTTGGTGGTGTTGCTGTATCTACATTACAATTAGAAACAACTTTAAATGGTAATATAAGTAATTCAGTTACAACAATTACTTTAACAGACGCAACTGAGTTTCCAACATCTGGTTTTATTATGATAGAAAAAATTGACACAACTCCAGACACAACTAATTATGGAAAATATTTAAATGAAGTAATTCAATACACTGGTAAAGCTGGTAATAATTTAACTGGTTGTTCACGTGGAACATCAGCACCTTTCAAAGGAGAAACTTTACAGAGCACAACAGCTACTACACACAGCAGTGGTGCAAAAGTTTTTGGATCTTATTTAGCTACAGCTATTGGCAACACTGTTAACACAGGTGCTCAACCGCCAACTGAAACACAATATAATTCTATCACCGTGCCCCTTGTTTCAAATGCGACTAGCACAGAAACAGGAGGTGGTTTTCAGTGTACAATTGGACCAATTAATGATAAAGCTTAATTATGGCTGGATACAATTTATCAAACTTACAAACCGATATTAGAAACTATACTGAAGTAGATAGTAATGTTTTCACTTCTGCCGTTTTAAATAGATTTATAGAAAATGCAGAATATAGAATTGCTTATGATATTCCTATGGATTCAGACAGATTCGTGGATCAAGGTACAATGGCAACAGATGTAAATAATATTAGAGTTCCAGCGGGAACATTATTTGTAAGAGGTGTTGAAGTATTTAATGTTACCAACTCGACTGAACAAGGCACTTGGTTAGAAAAACGTGACCAAACTTTTTTAAGTGAATATATAGGAAGATTAACTGGACCGGAAGGATCTACTGCATCTGGGGCTGATGTTACCGGCAAACCAAAATATTATGCTATGTTTGGAGGAGCAACTGGCACAACTGATACTACATCTGGATCTATTTATTTAGCTCCTACGCCAGATGCTAATTACATATTTAGAATATACTATAATAAAATTCCACCTGGTTTAGAAACAGAGACTTCTGGTACTTATATTAGTAAATATTTTCCTCAAGGTCTGTTATTTGCATGTTTAGTAGAGGCATATTCTTTTTTAAAAGGTCCAACTGATATGTTGACATTATATGAAGGAAAGTATAAACAAGAGTTAGCCAAGTTTGCAGCAATGCAAGTTGGTAGACGAAGAAGAGATGATTATACAGATGGCACAATTCGTATAAAAATTGAATCACCGTCACCTTAAAGGGAGTAAAATATTATGGCAATAACATCGGCAATTTGTAACAGTTTTAAAGTTGAAATTTTAAAAGCTGAACATAACTTTACAGCAACGTCTGGAAACACTTTTAATTTAGCTTTGTACACTAGTTCTGCAACTTTAAATAAATCAACAACGGCTTATAGTTCATCAAACGAAATTTCTAATACATCAGGATCTGCCTATACTGCAAAAGGAAAAGCACTTACAAGTGTAACTCCTGTTTTATCTACAGATACAGCAGTCTGTGATTTTGCGGATGTATCTTGGACTTCAGCTTCGTTTACAGCTAACGGATGTTTAATTTTTAATGATTCACATTCTTCAGATGCAGCTGTTTGCGCTATCGCATTTGGTTCAGATAAAACTGTAACAAGTGGAACTTTTACAATTCAATTTCCAACAGCTGACGCATCAGACGCAATCATTCGTATAGCGTAAAGAGGTAGCGACGTATGTCCGTTACCAGAACTTACACAGTAACGGTAGTTAGTACCGGATCGGGTAATAAATATTTTATTGACGGTGTTCAACAACCCACACTCGATTTATTTGAAAGTGGAACATATAGATTTGATGTTTCTGATAGCACCATGGGTGCTCACCCTTTTAAATTTTCAACTACAAGTAACGGCACACATTCAGGCGGAAGTGAATATACCACCGGCGTAACTACCAGTGGAACAACAGGACAGTCTGGAGCTTACGTACAAATCGTAGTTGCTGATAGTGCACCTACACTTTATTATTATTGTCAGTATCACTCAGGAATGGGTGGACAGTTAAACACTCCTGCTGCAGATACTTGGGGTGCATTAGGCTGGAACACTAATCGTTGGGGAACTAACGCTGCAATTACTCAAGGATGGGGCGCTGATCTTTGGGGCTCAGGTGGTTCATGGGGTCAAGCAAATGATGAATCAGTTACCTTAACTGGTTTATCGGCAGCAGCTGGATTAGGAACTGTTATTTCAGGAGCTCAACAAGGTTGGGGTAGAGGTGAATGGGGCGAAGAACCTTGGGGAGAAAGTAATAACCCTGTTATTAATTTATCAGGTTTAGAAGCAACTTCTTCTTTAGGCTCTCCAACAATTTCTACTGAAATAAATGCTGGTTGGGGATCTGATGGTTGGGGAGTTGAAAACTGGGGATCTTCCGGAGTTTCAGTTTTATTAACTGGAGTTGAAGCAACTACAGGTCTTGGAGAGGATGTAAGTTGGGGCAAACAAACTTGGGGTTCTAACGTAACTGGTTGGGGTGGAGAATATTTCTTAGTACCAGAAGATATAATGGGTCTAACTGGATTAGGTGCAACATCGTCTGTCGGTACACCAACAGCTATTTCTGATGCTACGTTTAGTTTAACAGGTCAAAGTGCAACTTCATCAGTTGGTGCAATTACACCAGCAGATATTATGGGACTAACTGGATTAGGTTCTACGTCTGCTGTGGGTGCAATTACACCAGCAGATGTAATGGGTCTAACTGGATTAGGTTTAACCTCATCACTTGGAACTCCAGAAGTTTCTGGTGCAAACGTAGTTAGTGTAACAGGAGTTTCAGCTACTTCATCTGTAGGAGGTTTAACTCCGGCGGATGTTATGGGATTAACGGGAGTAAGTTCAACTTCTTCTGTAGGAACTTTAACACCAGCAGATGTAATGGGATTGACAGGAGTTTCTGCAACTGCTAGTGTAGGAACTTTAGCGGCTTTAGGCTATGAGTCAGTTAAAGGAACACAAAGCGCTGGATATAGCTCAGTCACTGCAACACAAACTGCAAATTATACAGCAGTAAATGCTGATAACTAATATAATATGTTATTGACAATGAGTTTAAAACAAATTAAAAAAAGATACTAATTAGGAGTACAAAATTATGGCATCAACTTATACGGCTCTCGGTGTAGAACTAATGGCAACTGGTGAAAACGCCGGTACATGGGGAACAAAAACTAACACCAACTTAAACATAATAGAACAAGTTTCAGGTGGATATACCACTCAATCGATAGCAGGTGGTGCACAAACTACAACTCTTTCAGTTTCTGATGGATCAACTGGTGCAACTCTTGCACACAGAATGATTGAGTTTACAGGGACTATTACAGGAAATCAAATTGTAACAATTCCTTTAGATGTTCAAACTTTTTATTTTTTAAGAAATTCAACATCTGGTGCATATACAGTACAATTTAAATATGTAACTGGTTCAGGAGACTCTTTTACTTTTGCATCAGACAATAAAGGAGATGCTCTTGTATTTGCTACAGCGAACGATGGCACAAACCCAGATATTGACACTTTACCAGCTGGAGATGTAACACTCACTGGAACACAAACTTTAACAAACAAAACTTTAACTTCACCTAAAATTGGTACTTCAATTTTAGATACTAGTGGAAATCAATTAGCTCTTTTAACAGCTACAGGTTCTGCTGTTAACGAAGTAACATTAGCTAATGCAGCAACAGGAAACAATCCTACGTTAACTGCGTCAGGTGATGATACAAATATTGGTATTGCATTACAAACAAAAGGAAGCGGAGTAATTCAAGCTGAAGATAGCGGTGGAAACGTTTCTGCTGTTAAAATCGCAGGAAAAGAAACTATGTGGATACCAGCTCAAGCAATGTATGGTCCAACAACTAACCCTGCAGATGCAGCACAAGTAGAAACAACAGCTACAAGACCTGATTTAAAAGTATTCGATTTTGATGCTAGCACAAAACAATACACACAATTTACAGTGGCCATGCCTAAATCATGGAACGAAGGAACTTTAACTTATCAAGTTTATTGGTCACCTTCTACTACAAACACAGGAAATGCAATTTTTGGTCTACAAGCAGTGGCTTGTGCTGATAGTGACACTATTGATGTTGCTTACGGAACTGCAATAAATCTTACAGATGCCGGTATTGGCACAGTAGAAGATCAACAAATTACATCTGAGAGTAGTGCTATAACAGTTGCTGGATCTCCAGCAGCAGGTGAGCAAACTTATTTTCAATTGTTTAGAGACGCAGCAGATGGCAGTGACACTTTTACTGGAGAATGTCGAGTTCTAGGTGTTAAATTATTTTATACTACTGATGCTGCTAACGATCTGTAAGGAGTATAGATTATGGCAAGTTTTGGTTATCAAGTTTTAGGATTTGGAGCAGGCGGTAAAGCTCCTCAAGAATACAATGCTGATTTTTTAGTTGTAGCCGGCGGCGGTGGCGGTGGCCCAATTGGGGGCGGCGGGGGCGGCGGAGGTTTC